TGATGAAAAATGTAAAGAATGGGAGAGAGTTAAGTGTTAATCAACGTCTGTAGAGAAAACTACCAAATTGATCAATAATATGGGGGTTTTCATTTAATCCTTCAATGCTGAATCTGATACCCTTGGCAGGTGCTTTGTATGATGCTGGTTTATACACAGCACCATCATTTTTATCAACAAACATAAAGCAACTGCGACTCTCCCTGACAACACCATCCCACACATTCTGTTGCCATACTTTAATATATTTGCGACCTACTTCCATGCTCAGCATAGAATAGTGGTTCACATTATTCTCAAGGGCATTTACTTTCCACTCATTGTTTACAGTCTCAATGAGTGCTTCAGTCAGAAATTCTGCTTTTGTTTGTGTGGTTGTCATTGGATCAGTCATGCTTACACTATAGGAGACATTTAGAGGTAACTAACAATAATCATGCCATACCTACTGGGTCCATAGTATCACAAACTGAATCACACAGTTTGGTAACTAACTTATCCCTAAGTTCAATATCACCCACATAATGTTGGTGAAAGAACTCATCAACAATAGAGTCAATGTTTTCCATCAACTGTTCACGTTGTGTGAGAAATTCAAGTCTGTCCATGATAATAAAAAAAGAAAATTGTATTTAATAAATGTTAGTCCAGCGTGTATGTTGCTCCTGTGTGATACGATGCTGCTCTAGCATACCATCACATATAGTCACAAATACATGAAATTTCTGATACTTATCCAATGATGGATGTTGATCTGCTGTTTCTTTAATAACCTTCAATAATTGTGTTTTAGTCATGAGATTGATTTAAGGAAAAGAACAAAAATGACACCAAGACTAGTAAAATAGAAATACTTAATAGCAAACAGCATTATCCTCCCAAACATCATAAAATTCAGACCACATATCATCATTGGATACGAATGATTCACCAATCATTTCACATACCCAATCATATGCCATCTCACAATCTGCATTGCATTCTACAATGAATTGTGGCAATTGTAGGAGGATTTCTTGAAACTTAGTCATTTGTGTTGTGTTCATACTATAGGGGACATTTGGAGGTTACTAACAATATCACCCACCATAATACTCTTCTGCCATGGGTGTGTCAGTGTATATTGTGGGCACCATTACTTGCTCACCAAACATTTGTGTAAAGATGTCAGGTTCTAGTGATTCTTTATAGTCTCTCTCTAATTTTGCAATCTGTTGCTTACAAAATTCAACTGTAGATTGTGCTTCCCACATCTTCTGACGAAGATCAAATTGCAATTGATTTTTTTCTGTGAGTGTCATAAATTTGGATGCTTACACTATAGGAGACATTTAGAGGTAACTAACAATCTACTTGCTATATCCATGATTGAAGTTAGCATGAGCAAATTCAAATCTATTCACTAGTTTGTATGTGCCCCACACATTATCCATCACAAAACCTTCACCAAACCTGGTATAATCACCATTGGGAAGATAAGCATCAGGGGCATCAATAATGATGAAACTATCCATCAACTCCTCTTTCATCTCTATCACCAACTGATACAGATTAGCAAGTTGATTACATCCAAGGATTGCAGTCAGCACATCATCAGTCAAACTCTGACCAGACTTGATCAGTTTGTTGATACTTTGCTTGGCAAGACTTGCCTCCTTATCAGTCAAGAATGAGATAGCATCCTGATTGATAATAACTGGGTCATTGTCCACATATACTTTATCAACCACAGGTTGCACCCATTTGATGATACTGGAGTTGGTAAATGTTTCAGTTAGTGGTTTACACACAGCATTGCAAAATAGACCATCCTGAGTGAGATGAACTTGTGTATGTGGAGCAATAACAAGTTTCTGCTCAATCTTCTCAGGGAAGGCATATGTTAGTGTGTTTTGTGTCATCACATCAGTGCGACCAAAACCCAACCGATCACCCCAGTAAATGTTATCAGTTCTAGGCAAATACTTAAGGCAATGTGATAGAATATCCACCACTTCTACTTGATGACCAAAGTGTGCAAATATGTCATCATGTGTATAACATTTCTTGTCTTTCTTCTTGTTAAATGCACTTTTGGTGCATACAAAAAACCTGCCATTGTTAGGATTAGTGCCCCAAACTAGAGACATTCCATCCATCTTCATGCTCACATGTGAAGTGGTAGATAACGCATCAAAGAATGACAGATCACCAGTCAAAATAGAATCTTCTGGGTGTTCAATGTGAGTTTTTGTCATAATGATTCAATGATAGTTTGTCTTGCCTGATAAGCAGTGAATTGATTGGAGAAAGTTGCAATCTTTTGCATATCTTCCTTCCAATACAATGCCCACTTATGTGAACCCCACACCCCTTTGACTAGGATAGGGTTGTCAATGCCAAGGGGATAAGGTTTCATGGTTTGGATGCTTACACTATAGGGGACATTTAGAGGTAACTAACAATCTACTCTTGATCATCTGGATATTGAACACATCTGATTGCTAGTCCTTGCTCCCCACTATCAGGATGTGTGCATTTTTTAATTGTAAATTTATATCCTTCACACACTAATTTTGCAGGTGGTTGAGGTCTACTGTCATTTTTAATAGCAATTTCAGATCTTTCAGTATTGTTAAGAAAATACCATTTATTGCTGTTAATTACATTGTCCCAATTAACAAGAGAAGGGCGACCCCTCTTTTCATTGAATTGCAATTCACCATCATCAAAAAAATTGTTTTCTTCAGTGAAGTCCATGTGCTTGTGTTGTGTTACTATAGGGGACATTTAGTGGTTACTAACAATCTTCCTCATTATTACCTGATGAATAGTATTCATTCTCAGTAACAATATCAGTGAAGGTATCACCTTCCTTATTGTATATGAGGTACAATGTCTCATCAGACCCCTCTACATGCCACTCAGAGTGCAATGAAATCATGTTTAGGGCATGATACCTTACTTGCTTCCTTTTCTTTGCTTTCTTATACTTTTTTCATATTTTCTCCATCTGATCCTCATATTGGGTCAGACATTCACCAGCAAGATATTCACAGCGTGCATGATTGTAGACAAAAGTCTCATCCTCACACTGGATTGGTTGATCAAAAATTTTATCAAATTTCATGCTCAGTCCTCACTTTGTTCTTTAGATTTGCCAGCATTAGATGGTCCTACCCAGACCATATCATTCTCTTTCCAATACTGAATAAATGCTTTCCTAAGCATCACCAACTCATCATATCGTGCCTGTTGTTCATTAGTCAAGTAGAAGTTTTGTGCCCTCCAGGTTTTCTGAAGAGACTGCATTTCCTTGAGGACAGTAGAAGAATTGTTCATGATAATGTGTTAATTAGTGATCAGGCGAAAGTGTAACCATTGTCAAATTCAACAGTCTTGAATACATTCTGACCATTGATTTTGCCAACAAAATGTCTGATATACCAGACAAAATCTGATTGGAAAACACCCTCACCAGCAATACAAAACTCACTGCAAAGTGCATTAAGTCTTGATTTTGTGGTGTTAGATTGCCAACCACCATCATAGATTGTCATTGAATCTTCATCAATAGTGGCAATATGATTGCCATGAAGATATACTTTGGAAGTCATATCTTCAGTGATAACTGATGTGTTGCCAGATGTCCAGTTCTTGTTACTTTGAACTGCTGCACACATTTGGGATTCAATTTTTCTCATGGTTGGTTGGATGCTTAGACTATAGGGGACATTTAGAGGTAACTAACATTATTACATACAAAATTGCCTGACTTTCTTAGAGATATTGGCAGCAGGTATGAACTCAGCAACAACATATGCCTCAACTTCTTCCATTGCAACTTTATCTGTCATGCCTCTTTTAATCTGCTCCTTATACACTTTGGACACATAATCATCCAGACCTTTGGTAAACTCATCCCAGTCTTTACTATTAAACAGCATGTCCATTCTGCCATCTGCTATAGTTCCAGAGATACAATCTTGGATGACATGATGTGCTTCATGGCGCAGAGTATCATAATCATTAGGGGTCCATTCTACTGCCACACCATCACTAACTCCATTGTCTTGACATATAGCAAGGAGAGCAGAAAATGGTGAATAAGATCCACCTC